TGTTTTCTGAAGAAGAAGTAAACTCACAATGGTTAAATGATTCAACTGAAAAGTGGTGTCAGGATCGTGCATTGCATAACGCAATCATGGAATCGATTACAATCATAGAAGGGAAGCATGCACAACTGACTAAGAATGCTTTACCTGATATCTTATCAAAAGCCTTAAGTGTTTCATTTGATAATAACATTGGTCACGATTATACAGAAAATGCTGATCAACGTTTTGAGTTCTATCATCAAGAAGAAAACAAGATCCCATTTGATCTTGATTATTTCAATAAAATTACAGATGGTGGCTTGCCAAATAAGACTTTAAACATTTGTCTTGCTGGAACCGGTGTAGGTAAATCTTTGTTTATGTGTCATGTTGCAGCAAGTTGTCTGGTGCAAGGCAGAAACGTGTTGTACATTACAATGGAAATGGCAGAAGAAAGAATTGCTGAACGTATTGATGCTAATCTTCTTAATGTTCCTATTGATCAACTTGATAAGATGTCTAAAGACATGTTTACAACTAAAGTTGGTCAGCTTGCAAAAGATACAGCCGGAAAACTTATCATTAAGGAATATCCTACTGGCTCAGCACACTCTGGTCATTTTAGAGCATTACTTAATGAGCTTAAACTTAAAAAGAGTTTTGTTCCTGAGATCATCTTTATTGATTATCTTAATATATGTGCATCATCAAGAATGAAATCTCTAGGAGGAGCAATCAATTCATACACTTACATTAAAGCAATTGCTGAAGAGTTACGTGGTCTTGCGGTCGAGTTCGACGTACCGATCTTCTCTGCAACGCAAACGAATCGTCAAGGTTATTCTAATTCGGATGTTGGGCTTGAAGACACATCCGAATCTTTTGGATTACCCGCTACCGCGGATCTGATGTTTGCTATAGTTTCAACCGAAGAGCTTGAACAGATGAGTCAGCTTATGGTGAAACAATTGAAGAATAGATATAATGATCCAGTAAAATATAAGAGATTTATGATCGGTGTCGATCGTAGTAAAATGCGTCTTTACGATATTGAAGAAGCAAAGCAAGAGCAGCTGGTTGACGATACGCCAGTCTTTGATTCAAAGAAAGACGTGCCAGATAAATTTAAGGACTTTAAACTATGACAATTGCGGTGTATGACTTACCTGAATATGAAGAACACATTAAATATATAAGAAAATCCTATGTAGAATCCGGTGGCTTACTTTACGGATGGAAGTCAAATGGAAATCTTCCATTTGATCAAGGTCACTGGAATCGTCAAGTCATGCGTCGCAGTAGGCATTACAAATATGATGCATCAGAACTTCCTCACTTTTCAGATCCAGCTATTGTAGAGTTATGGAATGCTCTTAATGAGCAACTTGGAGGTAGAGCTCTTGTCAGATGTTACATAAATGGATACACTTACGGAACTGACGGGTACGTACATACAGACGATCATCCAACTGCTCATATTGAAGATGGACAGTCTGAAACTATTATTGTATATCTAAACGACAAATGGAATATTAATTGGGGTGGAGAGACTATTCTTCTTGATGGAGAACAAGAAATCGTAAAAGCAGTTATACCTAAGAAGAATAGAGCTTTTGTTTTTGACTCACATCTTTTACATGCAGCAAGACCTTTAACAAGAGCCTGTTCTGAATTAAGATCTATCATTGTATTTAAGACAGCAAATAAAGAGCTTTTTGATAATCCAGCAGTAAAATGGCTTATTGATAATACAAAACAAGAACACACTGGAAGAACGTTGTTCCAACATCTTTGGTTTACTTGTAGAATTCTTGAAGAGAATGGATTTCCTAAAGAAGTATGCGGTGCTGGATTATTTAATTCTGTTTATGGAAACACCGAGTGGAAGTCAATAACTACAGAAGATAGAGAAAAGGTAAGAGGATTTATTGGAAAAAGAGGTGAAGAGCTTGTTTGGGAGTTTCACAAGCTTTCAAGAGATAGATTCAAAGATGTAATGGAAGGTGACTATTCACAATATGATCCAGAATTCAAGCAAGACCTTATGGCAATATGCTGGGCAAATGCACTTGAACAAAATCCAGTAGGACCAAATGCTCACATGCACCAATGTTGGGAACCATATTTACAAGGAGTAGATTTCTCTCGTCAAAAGTATCTAATCTTATAAATAAAACTACCATGTTAGAACAGAGTGCAAAACTAATAAGCTACTCGCAACCTGTAGACATAGAAGGAGTAGAAAATGCTCAGGATCTCGTCGCGTATACAGCCCGTGTATCCAACCCATCGAACCAAGCCAACAAGAAAACGGCGCCAAGACTTTTGTCATATCTCGCAAAAGAAAAACACTGGTCTCCGTTCGAAATGGTATCAGCTTGCCTTGAGATCGTAACTACGCGAGATATCGCGAGACAGATCTTAAGACACCGAAGCTTTTCCTTTCAGGAGTTCAGCCAAAGATATGCTAAGCAAGAAGGTAAGAGCGTGGTAAGAGAGACACGTATGCAAGATACGACTAACAGGCAAAATTCTATAGAGATCGAAAACGATCCAAACATTCAGTTGAACTTGAAGCAACAAGAAATAGTTACTGAATGGCGTAGAAAACAACATGGTATTATTAACCGATCACAAGAAGTTTATGATTGGGCAATCGAAAACGGCATTGCTAAAGAGCAAGCAAGAGCCGTCCTACCTGAAGGCAACACGCAAAGCACATTATACATGAATGGAACATTAAGGTCATGGATTCATTATATCGATCTTCGGTCTGGGAATGGGACTCAGAAGGAGCATCGGGACATCGCGGTAAAGTGCGCTGATGCATTGAGCGAAGCCTTTCCAATGGTAAAAGAGTTTTTGCAAAAAAACTAGTTTACAAACCTTTCCCTTTATGGTATAATAATATATGTTTAGAAAAATAGTATTTGTTACAATGTTTTCATTATTTGCATTGTGCTTTCAACAAGCGCAAGGTATGGACAGTAGACTTCCGAAAGGAGACAATCTTACTTTTCATAATATTGAAAGCATTGAATGTTTAGCCTTAAATATCTATTTCGAGGCTCGAACGGAGTCGGTAGCAGGACAAGCTGCAGTGGCAGATGTAGTCATGAATAGAGTCATGGACGAAAGATGGCCAAACACAGTTTGCAGTGTTATCAAACAAGGACCCATCAGTAAATGGTGGAAAGAAAAACATGGCAAGGAAATTCCTATCAGAAACAGATGTCAGTTCAGCTGGTTCTGCGATGGTAAGAGTGACAAGCCTAAAAATCAAGACGCTTGGATAAAAGCGCGTGACATCGCCTATAGTTTGTTAGTGTATAACAAATATAGAGGCCTAACTGAAGGAGCAACACATTATCATGCAGACTATGTCAACCCCAAATGGAGTAAACATTACACTATCGTCGGCAGCATCGGAAGACACATCTACTACCGCGCCGATTAGTTATGAGAGCTATGATTATAACCAGCCAGATTTATTTGATGCTGCTTATAATAAAATTACAGTAAGCTGTGGAAAAAAATATAAGTTTAATGAAGATAAGCTTATTAAAGAATTTAAGAAACATGTTGACTCTACTTATGATAGTCACTATTCGAAAGAAAAATTTCAGGCCACCGAGTTCATTATTGACGGTGGCCATGGGACTGGCTTTTGCATAGGTAACATATTGAAGTATGCTCAACGTTACGGAAAAAAAGGAGATAAGAAAGAACAACGTAGAGATCTTATGAAGATTCTACATTATGCTCTTATTCAGCTTCATGTGCATGACGAAGAGTATAAATAGAGTTACGGTGTCGAAGCAATTCGAACGTTGTACAGGACGCCGGGGCAGTACCGGCCGCCTCCACCATAATAAGTCTTGAGGTTATGATGGACGAAGTGATACTTTGGGAATTTAGAAAAAGATGTGTTGAGTATATTTGCATAAACAATTACTCAATATATCATGCAAGACTTATTATGATGGGGGCGAAATAGGATCGACTGGCGATCAATAGGAAAGTGGAGCCGTCCCGCGGAAGCTGGGTTAACGCAACAAACTAAGTAATTGCAGACAACGACAATTACACACCTGCTCAGTTCGCACTTGCTGCTTAATTGAGCTGCGCTCGGAGAGAGCGTGGAAACAGAATCTCTCCACTTTAACTTAGGGAGTGAATATGAAAAAATTATTGTTA